CTAGTGATCTTGCACAGAATGATTTTCTGCGTTTAGCAGCTTTTGATCCTGGCTTCACTTTTCCAGTCACGGCTGTTTTTAGTTTTGAACCGGGATTTAATCTTCTGTAGGCTTTGACACCGGCTCGAGTCATGCCTGCTCCGGCCTTTGTAGGCCTGAAGTTCTTTTTATTTCTAGCTGGCATAGTGCCTTTTGCTAGTTTTTCTCTAACTTGATAATCGTTTCTCATTAGTCCAGCATACCTTTGTAGTATTTTACATAAGAAGGATTTGATAAATTAACACCACCATATTCACCTCTAATACTTCTACCCATGTATTTTTGCATACCACCAGTAGCTGCTTTCTTTCTTGCAAATGTTTTTACGTTTGTAGGTTTAGGTCCCACATTGGCAGCTGCCCGTTTCCTGGCAACGGCAGATCTTCTCTGTCCCTCCGACATTCGTCTCGCTTTCGCTAGAGGCACGCATTTTGGATACTTCCTCTTCGCGTCCTTCTTCTGCTTTGAACGGCCACACTTTGCGAAAGAACCATCCTTTCGCTTGCTCCCAATATCTACCCATTTTTGTTTGAACCATTTATCAAGACCATTTTTTGCCATATCATTATGAATTTTTACCGACTGCGTCTCTATTCAATCCTCTAACGCAGACACCACCACCTCGTTTTAAACCTTGTCTTCTTAATCTTTCAGTGGCTTCTGTTAAACCACCACCAGCATATTTAATTCTTCCGCCCATAGCAGATGGTTTACGACCTTTAAAATCTTTTCTTTTTACACCAGATGGATCTTTTATTTTACCTGCACAAATTTTAGATGCGTAGGCATTAGCATAGGCGCTAGGGTATACCTTAAATTTAGCTTTTGCTGCTCTTTTACCTCTTGGACAAAGTTTAGTCATAATTAAGCCTTCGCTGTTTGTTTTGCTCTTTTAAAGTCAGACGCTTTTGGTGCACCCTTTGCACCTTTCTTTCGCATCTTACCTCCACGTTTTCTTTTAGCGTGGATATTTGCGTATAAACCTTTACCTGCCATTACCCAATCACTTTTTTCTTATTTTTCATTTTGGCTTTTTTCTTTTTAGCCATAACAAATTTTCTAAGTTGTGGTGGAATAGAACCTTTTTTTGCCATCATTCTATCTGCTTTGCCAAGGTCTTTTGCACCTTTTCCGTCAGCTGCAAAGAAAGGAACTTTATCTTTTTTTCCTTTCACTTTAACCATTGCAAGTTTGCCACCTTTCATCATAGGTCGCTTTTTCATCATCATTCCGCCACCCATTTTTTTAACACGTCCACCTTTCATGTATCCTTTAGGTGAAACTTGTTTGTTAAATAGTCTGTTTGCCATTATTTTTTTCCTCCATTCCTAAATATTTGTGTACCCTTTATACCAAAAATGCTCGCCACGACAAGGATCCATAAATTCGTGAACCAGCTCGGAAGAGTAGAAAAATATTCAAAGAATAATTTCACCTTTTCCATCGCAGTTGGGTCGTCCGATAGAACTGCCCAAGCCAACACTATAATCGGCGCCGACAAAATTATCAACACAAATTCGTCTTTCCAGTCGGATTGTCTGGCTTCAAGAAGTTTGCCCTGGTAAGCCTCCTCACCTCGGGCCATCTTTTCTGCGTGCATGAGCTGTGCATCAGACATTGCCATTTTAGTCTTCTGACGGTTAGAATAAATCTTCGCGCCAGCTTGCATTGCAATCTTTGCTAAACTAAACCACGCCATATTAGTACCACTTAGCTTTTCTTTTCTTCTCCGCTAAGATATTTCCTTGACCTTGAACCTCTGCTTCTTGCATTTCAGATGGATCAGTTGTTTCAATCTCTTTTCCACCTTCAACATAACCATCTTTGTTCGTAAACATCTCATGGTTCAGGCTTTTTTTGTTTTCTTCTGCCATTTTAGCTCCTTTTCTTTTTTATTCCTGCTTCTCTCAAAGCAATTGCTATAGTTTATCCTCGCCTTTTTTGTATTCTCTCATAACTTTTGCTACTTTTTTCTCTTTTTTAGTTTTTTTTGTCATCATCTCTCGCTATTATTACACTTCCAGCGCCCATATCTTTAGCACTTGGTAAAGTTTTTGATAAAATTGTCTTTTCAATCGAAGTATTAGCTCTTAATTTTGCTAATTCTTCGTTTTGCTCTAGTTTTTCGTCTTGATTTTCTTGATTCATCATCGCTCTCATCTTATCAAGGTTCAACCTCTCTTCTCCTTCTTGTTTTTTTCTAGCATTTTCTTGTGCTTGAAGGTCTAACTCTCTTGCTCTTAGTTTTGCAATTGGATCATTATCAAATTGAGACGTAATTTTCTTCTCTTCCTTCATAAATTCTTCCATCATGTCGGCAATTAGTTGAGCTTTTCTTGCTTCTATTTTTTCTGCTGTCATTTTTGCTTGCATTTGTATTTGTGGATTCATTGCAGCTTGAGGATTTTGTCTAATGGCCATAAGTTGTTGCATCTCTCCTCTAAATTCTACTTCAACTTGTTCTGTTGCCATCAAAGAAATATGTTCAAAACAGTTTTTCTCAAGAGCAGCCATCACCATGGGATTATTTCTAGCCATATTAGTTGCCATAAAATTTAAGTGAGATGTAATATGTGCTCTGTGATCTTGCCCTGGAAACGCTTGGAACGGTCTCCCAGCGAGAGCATCAATGTGCTCTAACGCTGGGTCCTTTGGTGCGGGAATAGCGGGTCGTTTTAAAATCTTATCAATATCTTTTACACCTAAAGCTTCATACATATTTCTGTACGCTTGATACAAATTGTGAATTTGTGGATTGGATGTTGCCAGCTGCAGTTCTGACTGTGCGAGGGAAATACGCTGTGTCTGAGAAAATATATTTGGATCTGCAACTGGCAATATATCTACTCTATCGTCAAAGTCCATTTGCTTAATCATTCTTTGACCACCAACAACATCGTAGGGATATTCTTGTGGTAGATATAACTTAAAAACTCTTGCTAATAATTTGAACTCTTGTTTAAGAGCTGCGTAAATTCTTTTGTGAATTGCAGACATTGTTCTGCTGCCTCTTTCCAACAAGGCCACTGTCGTACCCACTGCCGCTTGTTGATTACCCTCACCTACTTGCAGGTCTGCTATTGAAGCAAATCTTTGACCTGCAGATACTACGACGCCCATAAGTTGTAAGAGAGTTTGTGACGGCTCTTTAAACGGTAACATCATAAATGAATCTCTGATGTTTCCTCCTGGCGCATCCACATCTCTAAATTCTCCTGGTTGAATGCTTTGAGCGTCATCTCTAATTCTAATACCTCTTTGTTTAAATCCTGCGGGTAAATTTGATAAAGTTCCTGCATCTAATAGTTGTCGTAATGCAGCCGTAGCTGTTCTTGATAATCCACCAATCATGTGTATTAAACCAAAACCATAAAAACCAAGTCCTGGTAAAAATTTAAAGTGTACAAAATATTCAATCTTTTTTCTTAACGGATCACCTATTTCATAATTTCTTTTGATTGATAAAACTTCTCTAGAATTTTCTTCAAGTGTCACAACATATGGAAGTTTAATTCCTGTTGGTTCACCGTCTTGTCCCATGTCTTCAAAGCCTTCTAAATCTAAATTAACATGGCACTCTAATAAATTAAATACGTCTTCGTCTCTGCCTTTACTTGCACCCTCTAATTCACGTTCTTTTCTTTCAACTTCTGTTTCGTTTACGGGTCCTGGTTTTAATTCTACGTCTCTATAAAAACCAGCCACTTGTTGTTTTCTTAATTCGTTTTCAGATATTTGAACCCGATGAATGATCGACTCCGCATCATCTAATGAGGTAGCTGTATACGGAACAATCAAATCATCTGCGGGAACAAATTTAGAGCAAGCCATTGATGTTGCTTCATCATAGTAAACTTTTTTAAAAGCCGAGCCTGCTAGTGGTAAATGAAATAACATAGAATCAAAATCTGGTTCATAGTCTTTCATTTTTTCCATGATCTGATAGTTCATGAAATCTTTTACTCTTTGTGATTGTTGCTCTTTTTCTGGTGTTGGCACTCCTAAAATTTGTGTTCTAACTGGACCGTTAGCTGGTAATAATTCTTTATAAGCCAACGCTTGAAACTGTGTAACAGCTTCAGCTAATACTGGGTGAGTTGCACCTGATGCACCTTGAAAGGGTTCTGTTCTGTTGTCGTATTTAAAACCTAATAAATCTAAACCTTCTCTATAACCTCTTTCCCAATCTTTTCTAGAATTTTTATAGTCTTGATAGTTTTGATATAATGATGTTCCTAATCTTCCTAATACATCATCAGGTAAATGTTCCGCTAAATTATCGTAGTGGTTTTGTCCACCTTCAACAGATCCTATTGACGGATCATAGTTTACATCTACAGATCCATCTTCGTTTTCTGTAATTTCTACAGGATCCCCTTGTTCATCAACTTGTTTTTGCTGTTCTTCTTGAGCAACTTCAATTTCTTCAGATGATGGAACTTTTATTTCTTGCTCTACGTTTGGTAGAGACTTGTCTACGTCTGCCATTTATTTTCTCCAATTTTACAGGTTTAACAGTATTATAATTAATAAGCAAGCCCTCAGACTGAGGACCTGATTTAGGGGGTATTGTGGTTGTAAGTTTTTTAATCAATGTCTTCAGCCATTTCTGCTGCTTCTTCTATGGCTCTATCCACATCAGCTTCAGCTTTGCCAACTGCAAACTCACCTTGTTTCATATCTTTAACTTTTTTACCTGTTGCAAATTCTTCCATAGCTCTTGTGTCTGGACCTAATATTTCATCTAAATTATCAAGAACTTCCACATCAAAATCAGCATTACCATCAGGATCTACTTTAACAGGCACTTCTTCCTGAGCTATAAACTCACCCTTTGTTTTAACAGCCTTGCCTGTTTGCTCATCTATTAACTCATAGCCTGGTGGTTCGTATTCAATCTGATATTTTTTTCCATATGCATTTTCACCTTCTACAAAAACTCTACCATCATCATATCTACCTATCGATACTCCTGGTAGTTCTTTTGGTTCATATATCGTTAGGTCTGCGTCAATTCTTTTACCCACACCACTAAACATAACTTTATCTATAAGATCAGGGAACCATTCTGGCATTTTAGTAGAGCTACCTGCAACTTTAGCTATGGGTTTAGCAACTTCTGATTTACCTATAAATTTACTAAAAATAGGTAAAGACGCAATGCCTCCCATCAGTTTTAAAAATAATCTTCTTTTAGGATCTTTAGGTCCCTCAGCAAAACCTATTCGTCCACCGTTGGCTGCCATGATACCACCTTCCATATCAAATCTTTCGTCTAACTCTTCCGGTGAAAGTTGTTCTTGTGGTAAAAATCTATAGTTATCTGTGTAACTATCAGTTGCTCCTTGAACACCTGTAGACGCTGCTAAAATTTGTTGTATTTGATTTTCAATAAAATTAGGGTCCTTTATCATACGATCTCCAAAAATTAATCCTTGAATACCCTCTAAATTTGCTTTTCTTTTTTCAGCTTCTTTTGTTGCAAGCTCTCTTACAAGTGAAAATACATCAGGGTTATAAACTTTTGGTGCTCTAGTTTGTATGTCTTTAAATCTTTCAGCCAAGCTACTCTCCATGTTAACTAAATCACTTGCAGTAAAACCTAATTCATCTAATGCAATTTGATCTAAACCTCGGTAAGATTTAAAAGCATTTAGGTCTTTAACAAATCTGTCATAGTCTTTTTGATAATCAATTAAATTTTGTATGCCGACTCTTTGTTCTTCTGTGTCAGCTAGTTTCATAAGATCTTCATTAAGACTTCCTAAATTAACACCAGGTATAGCGTCGATTGCACTTCCTACAAAGGTATCTCTAGCTGTCTGGCCAAAAGTTTTTCCCTCTGTCATTCCAGTAATGATTGGATCAGCTTCTAATAAAGCACCGAGTGCAAGACCTGTTCCTCCCTTACCAGCAGAGATGGCGAGATCTGCTAAAGTAGCAGCTCCTCTTGCTCCTATCTTGGCTGCAGGTTTTACAAATTCTTCGAATCCAGCTTTACCTAAAAGAATTGGGTCAACACCTGAACCAGCTCTCGATGCAAGTTCTTTAAAAGCAGTTAATTTTTTTTCGCCTAATTGTTTAACACCTCTAAGCTCAATTTGTTTTTTAGCTGCTTTGGCTGCAGTATCTAAACGCCTTCCTATGTGATTTCCTTCTTCATCAAAAACTAAAACTTTTTGAGCTAAATCTCTTTCTCTATTCATCAAGTTGTTTAGTTGTTGATCAAGAGGAAGATCTTTTTCAAAAAAGTATCCAGTTTTTTTAATTACGTCTTCTATTTTACCTGTTTTATCTCCGACAGAAACGTTTACTCTTTTAGGTAATATTCTTAAATTTTTTGGATCTATGTTTCCAAAAGGATCATTTTTTATATCAAGATGTTCTAAATCATAAGGAAAAGCCATGGCATATCCTTTCATTTTACCCCTTGCAAAATAATAAGTATCTTTCATTAAATCTTCAAAAGTTGAAAGTTTGCCCGTTCTTGGATTTATAATATCCGTACCATCTGGGAATTTAGTTCTTTGAGCTAGTTCATCTTTAGCTGCAGCTTTTGCATAAAAATTTTTAAACTCTGGTAGTTGTCTGCCCTCTTTTTGTAAGTTTATAACACCCGGAATATCTCCCATTAAACCATATCTCTTTCCGTCCATTTGAAAAACTATGTCATAATAATTATCTATTTGAGCATTTTTAGGATTGGTTAGTTTAACTAATCTATCTCCCTCTCTAGAAAAAATTTCTATATTAGGGTTGCCTTGTATTTTAGATCTAATTGCAAAATTAACTGCTCTTTGATCTATACTTTTTGGATTTTTTAAATTTAAATCATTATCTACAGCGTAAGAAACATCAGATAAATTCCAAGGTTCGTCAGACTTTAATACGACTTTTTGAAAATCTTTACTTCTTAGTCTGTTAAATATTTTGTCAAAACCTAAATCTTTATAGTTGGGATTATTTTTTAATGCTTTATAAATAGCATCTTTTTTTCTTCCCTCTGCTCCTTTTATTCCCGTTCCTATTACATCTCGTATTTTTTGAGCAGGATCAAAAAAATTTTTAGCTAAAACTTTTTTTGGATCAACATCTAGAAATATTTTTTCAAAGGCTTTATTAATTTTAGTTTCATAGGAATCTAACTCAGGTATTTCAGGAACTCTACGCATTAAAGTTTTTAAGGTAGCGTTTTTATAATTAGGGCCTAATTTTGAGGCTATGTCTTTTAAATTAGTATATTTCAATCCTTGATTAGCCTCTGTAATTAATTCTTTGGCTAATTCTTTTCTAAATTGTATCACATCTAAAAACCTTTCATCTAATTTATTTCTTTTATATAAACTAGAAATTTGAGAGTTTACTTTCCTGCTTGATATATTTAATTCTTTACCAGCATAATCTGAAAAACTATTTTCAAGTTTAGATAAATCTTTTGCTTCGTAAGCTTTTAAAAGATCACTATTCCATTGATCTATTAATATAGTATATATATCGGTAAGACTTCCCACGTATTTTGGTTTACTACCAGGGGCAAAATTTTCTCTCTCAATAAAATCTATAGACTCATCCATTAAGAAAGGACGAGCTTTGTCCATGGTATCTTGTTGTCTTTGTACTCTAACGTTTTCTTGAATATCTAAAAGTTCTTGTGGCTTAGGTTCTGGTAATGTAATGAATTCTTCAAAGTCAGTTGATGCTAAATCAAATTTAACGTCGGGAACATCTGGTTCTTTTATTTTTTGTGTGAGTGCTCTGTTTTTAAGAAGTTCTGAGGCCATGTTACATCCCCATTAAATAATTTAGACCGCCGCCTGCTTTATTTCTTCTTTTAACTGTCATTTGTAGATACTGTTCGAATGTCATTTGATCAGCATAGTTTTCTAAAAAGTCTGCCATCTGTGGACTTAACAAAGAATCTTTTGATCCACCTGCAAAGCCAACACGACCACCTGTAGAAAATTTATCTGGATCATCAAGAATTTCTGACTCTTCTATTTCAACTGCTTCGTCGTCTAAAGATTCTCTGACAACAGGTTTCTTAACTTTAAAATTATCTTTTATAGATAAAAAATCATTTGCTGCTTCAAATTCATTTCTAGCTGTATCTATAATACCATCTAGTGTACCTAACACTTCATTGTCTCTTTCGTAATAAGTTTCAAATATTTTTAACGGATCCATGTTTTGATCTCCACCACCTCTTAAGTCATCGTAGTTAGCCAAACTTTTTCTAACATCCTCTGGTAAATTAATTCGTGCATCTTTTAATAAGATCTGTCTTATAACAGCTCTTCGTTTTCCTTCTTGCATAGCGCTATAATTTTTTGCCATTCTATCATTCATTTTGGCTATCGCCGCCTCTTCCTCAAGAGTTAGTTCCGACTTTGGTGGTACATAGTCTTCATCTAATACAGATTTTACACCTTGTTGTTTTGTTTTATATTCAACAGATTCTTTAATGGCTTTGTCTGCTATACTTCCTGGTTCAACACCTTCAGGTAAACCAAGCTCTGATTTCAAAGTCATGATACCTTTATCATCAACTTTCTTTTTTGTTCCAATATCAAATACTTCTGCTTCAGGTTTTTCTTTTTTTCCTATTGGTCCAAACATAGCCTCAGCTGCTTTTTTTACTTGGCTCTCTTTTGGTTGTTTCTTGTTTAAAGCTCTTCTTAAATTCATCTCAAAGTTTTTTACTTCGGATATATTCTTATTAGATAGAGCATACGGACCATACTCTGCTAGTTTCTTTTCTATAAATTTTAAAACGTCAGGGTTTTCAAAAGCTGAATCTGAATATAATTTGAAAGGGCTGTTTTGATCTAGTTTGATAGGTTTACTAATATTAGTTTTTGTACCTATAATGTTGTTAAGGTACCTTTGACCAAACATTGCTTTTAGTAATTCCAATAGCTTCATCAGTAATAATTCCTTTTCCTTTGAGGTTTTGCCTCATCTTTTTCGTCGTCAGGATGTAATATAAAACCACCCTGTCTAAAACGCATGATGGCTTGGGTTGTCGAGTCAACCAAATCGTCATGATCACCAAACGGAAAAGCCGCACACTCCTCGATCACTTCTTCAGCAAATTCCTGGTTCGGAGCCCATATCATACCACTTTCAAATAAAGGTGCAACCGAATTTACTCGTGTGTGCTTATCGTTTCCTTTACTCGGTGTAAAATTGACAACAGGTATACCCATCTTTCTTAACTCATCTGTAAGAGGCTGACCCGATGCTTTAGCTTCAATAATAACTGTATCAGGATCCCAATACTTCCATTGCTCATAGGCAATTTGTTTTAGTTCTGGAAAGTCATATCGCCCTTTTTTTGCGTCTAATAATATTAGACTCGCAGGACTATCATCGTTTAAATAAAACACACCCCATGTAGTAATTGCAGAGTAATCTGACGTTTGTTTCTTACCAAATGCTGTATCGTAAGATTGTATGACATGTTTTAGTGCAGGTATAAAATCTTCTTCCCATGGTTGCCACCACTCTCGTTTAATGATAGCTCCTTCTTCTGATGTTGGGTTTTGCATATATTGAGCATTCCATTTCTGTACACCCGTTGATGCTTTCACCGCTTCTAGTTCTTCTAGCTTCCAATACTCTGGCCACAAAGGTTTACCGCTTGGCATAATTGCAGGAAACTCTACAATCTCCCACTGATCAGCTTTAGCTTCTCGCTGCGCGCCTAACAGCATACCAGTAAGATCTTTTGTATTCCATCTTGTCATAACAAGAATAATAGATCCACCTGGCTGGAGACGTTGACGAGGACCTGACGTATACCATTCAAAGGTTCTCTCCATAGCATCTCTGTTCATCGCATCTTGTTCTGTGTGTGGGTCATCTATAATTAGAAGATCTGCACCACGACCTGTGATCGCGGAGCCAACACCAGCTGCATAGTATTCACCGCCTTGTTGTGTTTCCCATTTACCTGCCGCTTGAGAATCTTCTCTGAGTCTAGTTTTAAATACTGATTGATATTCCTGACTGTCTAAGAGTTGTTTTGCTTTACGCCCGAATCTGACGGACAGTTCTGTGGTGTTAGTGGATTGAATGATCTTAAGCTTCGGGTTTCTACCCACCATCCAAGCGGGCAGCAAGTAGCTAGCGAACTCGGACTTCGTATGTCTTGGTGGCATGTTTATAATCAGCCTTTTAATTTTGCCTTCTGCTATCTGATTAAATTTTTCAGCAACAATCTTGTGATGTGATCCTTCAACAAAGTCTGGCCAGACATGTTTTACAAACTTCATGAAGTCGTCTCTAATACCAGCCTCTTTCTTTTTTTCAGCGTGCTGAAGATAGGTCTTCATGAACTCTTTTCTTACATCGGGTGGTAATCTTTTTATCTTTTCTAAATCTATTTTCATTTCAAAAAATTTTTCTGCAAAATTTTTTAGGATTAATTTTGAAACCTAGCAAGTATTTTCTTGTTATAATTATACAAAACTTGGCATAAAGGGTATATATCTGGGACCCCTACAACCTATACGTTAATTACATTATTTTATTTATTAAGATTTTGCAATGGCTTTGGTACCTCTATACGCGACGCCCGCAGGGCGTCGCGTATGTTAATTATATTTTTTTATAACAAACTGTTGTGCCAGTAATATAATCGCCTGGTATATTTACATGGCCCGTTCTATTCATCCATCTGAACCACGCATTAGTTGCGCGTAGGTTTTTGACGGGGCTATTAAACTTACCCTCCTCATCAATCCATATATCAAACGTCCTGTTCGATACAGACTTGTCATAGCCAGA